AGGATTTAAGTCTCAAGTAAGTGAGGCAACAAGACTTCAAGCACAAACGGGTAATGTAATTGCAGTTACTCTTTCTTGGAGAGGAAAGTATTATTCACTCAAAATGTTTTTTCCTCAGGTTAAAACACCAACAAGAAAAGAAATCAATGATGAACTTCAAAAAGTTTATCCAGGTTCCACAGTTCTTTATCATACTATTTCAGAAATTCAACCAGGACAACCACTAATTCAAGTGTTTGGACCTCAGGGAGGAAGCGCCCCAAAACTAGGACCAAGTAAAAATTATGTGAAACCAATGGGGGAAGAGGTTGAATTGGATGAGGATTGGCAATCAGCAAATCGTAAAGATGGAGTTGATGGATTAAGTCAATCAACAGTAAATAAATATCGCAATGAGAATCCAGAATCAAAACTTCAAACTGCAGTAACTGAAAAAAATCCCACAGGTAAAAGATCGGATCGTCGCAAATCATTTTGCCGTCGTATGTCTGGAATGAAATCCAAACTCACTTCAGCAAAAACATCAAGAGATCCAGATAGTAGAATTAATAAAGCACTTAGACGTTGGAATTGTAATTAATTAATAGGTATTTGTTATGGCAAATAATGATGTTTATCTTGGCAATCCATTACTAAAAAAGGCAAACACAACTCACGAATTTACAGAAGAGCAAATTATTGAGATTGCAAAATGTATGGAAGATCCCGTATATTTTGCAAAAAATTATGTGAAAATTGTGACTCTTGATCACGGATTACAATCCTTCAAGATGTATCCTTTTCAAGAAAAACTTGTAAAAAGATTTCATAAGAATAGATTTAATATCTGCAAGATGCCTCGCCAGACAGGCAAATCTACAACTGTAGTATCTTTTCTACTACACTTTGCGGTGTTTAATGACAATGTAAATATTGGTATTCTTGCAAACAAAGCAGCAACTGCTAGAGAACTATTAGACAGATTACAGACAGCATATGAAAACCTGCCAAAGTGGATGCAACAGGGAATCATATCTTGGAACAAAGGTTCTTTGGAACTGGAGAATGGAAGTAAAATCTTGGCTGCTTCTACTTCTGCTTCTGCAGTTCGTGGTATGTCATTCAATATCTTATTTTTGGACGAATTTGCGTTCGTTCCAAATCATATTGCAGATTCATTCTTTGCATCGGTATATCCAACGATTACTTCTGGTAAAAATACAAAAGTAATTATTGTATCAACACCACACGGTATGAATCATTTCTACCGAATGTGGCATGATGCCGAGAAAGGAAAGAATGAATATATTTTTACAGATGTTCATTGGAGCGAAGTTCCTGGAAGAGATGAGCAATGGAAAGCACAAACCATTGCAAATACTTCAGAGCAACAATTTAAAGTTGAATTTGAATGCGAATTTCTAGGTTCAGTAGATACTCTTATTGCACCATCTAAACTCAGAAGTCTTGTGTATGACCATCCTAAGACTCGTAGCGCAGGTTTAGATGTATATGTAGATCCTATTGAGAACCACGACTATTTGATCACTGTAGATGTTGCTAGAGGGGTCGGAAACGATTATTCAGCATTCGCTGTTGTTGATATAACTGAGTTTCCTCATAAGGTAGTTGCGAAATATAGAAATAATGAAATTAAACCAATGCTTTTCCCAAGTATTATTGAGGAAATTGGAAAAAGTTATAATGAAGCATATGTTTTATGTGAAGTTAATGATGTTGGGGATCAAGTAGCAAGTATTCTTCAATATGATTTGGAATATAAAAATCTTCTCATGTGTTCTATGAGAGGTAGAGCAGGTCAAATCGTTGGACAAGGATTTAGTGGAAAGAAAACTCAACTTGGCGTAAAAATGTCCAAGACAGTAAAAAAAGTTGGGTGCCTTAATCTCAAAACTATGATTGAGGAAAATAAATTATATTTAAATGATTATGAGATAATATCAGAATTAACTACATTTATTCAAAAACACAATTCATTTGAAGCGGAGGAGGGATGTAATGATGACCTTGCAATGTGCTTAGTCATCTATGCATGGTTAGTTGCACAAGATTATTTTAAAGAGCTTACAGACCAAGATGTGAGAAAGAGATTATATGAAGAGCAAAGAAATCAAATAGAGCAGGATATGGCACCGTTTGGATTTGTATCAGATGGTCTGGATAGCAATACTTTTGTTGATGATGATGGAGATAGGTGGTTTGCTGATGAATATGGGGATAGATCTTACATGTGGGAATACATGTAATGGATTTAGACAAACAAATAAAATTTGGACATTTATTGTTAGTAGATAGAAAGTGTAGAGTTTGTGGAGAAGTTAAGAATTTGATAGATTCTTTTTATAGAACAAGAAAAGATAGAGGACCAGTTACATCTTCATACTCATATGAATGTAAAGAATGCACTATAAAAAGAATTTCTGATAGAAAAAATGTTGTGGAAAAAGATTTAAAATGGGAATATCCTGATTGGTAAATATTCACGTCAGGTTTCCCCTGTGTAAAGTATATTTTTAATAAATATTTTTTAGATAAACTGAGACTTTACGGAGAAAAACATGGCGACTCCTCAATTATCTCCAGGCGTACTCGTCAGAGAGGTTGATTTAACAGTAGGAAGAGCTGATAATGTTTTAGATAACATTGGAGCAATTGCAGGTCCCTTTCCAATTGGTCCTGTCGATTATCCAATTGATATTGCAACTGAACAAGATTTAATCAATACATTTGGAAAACCAATTTCAACTGATTCACAATATGAGTATTGGATGAGTGCATCTTCATATCTCTCATATGGTGGTGTTCTTAAAGTTGTTAGAACTAGTGGAACAACTCTTAACAATGCAAATGCTGGTGTTGGTACTGCATCAACCACATCTTTAGATATTGACAATTACGATGATTATACAAATAATCATTCGGAAGGAAATAACTTTACATTTGCTGCAAAGAATCCAGGATCTTGGGCAAATAATCTTAAAGTCTGTGTTATTGACGACCTAGCAGATCAAATCATTGGAATCGCCACTACTAATGTCGGCGCTCTTGGGGCAGTAATAGGATACGGCGTAACAGCTGGAATTAGTACAGTTATTGCAGGTGCTGGTACTACATCTCCATTCGTTGGACATTTAAAAGGTATTATTACCGGTATAACTACTGATGCCACAAACAGTAATAGCAGTATTTCGGTAAAAATTACTTCAAGAGTTTCTTCGGGAGGAACTGAAACTCAAATTACTTATGGAGAAGGAACTTCCTTTGCAGCGTTTGCCAATTCACAAACACTAAGCTTTGTTGGTTCTTCCGGAACTTCTTTGGGATCTGCTACCGCAGCATCAGTATCTGATTGGTACAATGCACAGACTCTTGGGTTATCAAACTCTACCATTTATTGGAAGTCTATTGCACCAAAACCAACTACAAATAGATACTCTCTTGAGAGAAATGGTAAGGGTGATGCAATTCACGTCGTAGTTGTTGATGACCTTGGAACCATTACAGGCAATCAAGGTACTCTTCTTGAGAAGCATGTTGGTTTATCCAAGGCACTAGATTCAGTTTCGGCTGTCAATTCTCCACAAAAGATTTGGTACGAGCAATATCTTGCAGATTTTTCATCTCAAATTTATGCTGGAGGAAATCCTTCAAGTGCAGCAGATTCTTACTGGGGAACAGCGCCAAGAGCAACTGGATTTACAACCTATTCTGGTGTTGCTTCAGCATCATTTACACCAATAACTACAGCAAGCGGTGTTTGGGGATCAGCAGCTCAGGATGTAACCTTTAGTGCTATTGGCAATAAAACTTACACTTTAACTGGTGGAGTTGATTACTCTGCTTCTGGTGGAATGAAGGCAGAACTTGGCAATTTAATCACCTCTTATGATAAGTTCTCAAATAAGGATGAGGTTCAAGTTGATTATCTGATTATGGGTCCAGGAATGGATTCAGTATCAGATTCCCAAGCAAAAGCTGGTTATTTAATCTCACTTGCAGAGCAAAGAAAAGACTGTATTGCTGTGATTGGACCCCATAGGTCTGATTTAATTGGTATTACTAATACTACAACACAGACAAATAATCTTATTAAGTTCTTTAGTGGAGTCAATAGTTCTTTACCATCTTCATCTTATGCAGTATTTGATAGTGGATATAAGTACACATATGATAGATTCAATAACAAGTTCGTCTATGTTCCTTGCAATGCTGATGTTGCAGGTCTAATGTGCCGCACCAACATTGTTGCATATCCTTGGTTCTCTCCTGCTGGACAGCAAAGAGGAATTATTAACAATGCAATCAAACTTGCATATAATCCAAGTAAGGCACAAAGAGATCAACTCTATCCACAAAGAATTAATGCTATTGTAACTCAACCTGGAATTGGAACTCTTCTCTTTGGGGATAAGACTGCTCTTGGATATGCTTCGGCATTTGATAGAATTAATGTTCGCCGCTTGTTCCTCACTATTGAGCAAGCACTCCAGAGAGCTGCTCAAGCACAACTGTTTGAACTGAATGATGAATTGACTAGAGCAAACTTTAAGAATATTGTTGAACCTTATCTCCGCGATGTTCAAGCAAAGAGAGGACTTTATGGATTCTTCGTTGTTTGTGATACAACAAACAACACTCCTGATGTTATTGATAACAATGAATTTAGAGCGGATATTTTCTTAAAACCAGCAAAATCTATCAACTACATAACTCTTACTTTTGTTGCAACTCGTACAGGAGTAAGTTTTGAAGAAGTTGCAGGTACTGTTTGATATCATTATTCAATAAATAACCTAAGGAGGTAACGACCGTGGCAAGACTCAAAACAATCTCTCAATTTAAGAGTGCTCTAAGTGGTGGTGGTGCTCGTCCCAATCTATTTGAAGTTGAATTAACGACTTTCCCTTCGGGGATTAGTTGGGATGCAGATAAATTTAAGTATCTCTGCAAAGCAGCTGCTTTACCTGGATCAAATGTTGCAAGTATAGATGTTCCTTTTAGAGGAAGAACTTTTAAAGTTGCTGGAGATAGAACCATCGATGCTTGGACTGTGACTATTATTAACGATGAAGACTTCAAACTCAGAAGAGCATTCGAAGCATGGAGCGAACTGATTGCACAACTTGACAATAACCTGGGTGCAACAAATCCTGGTTCATATATGAGCAATGCAACAGTTTATCAACTTGGAAGAGGATCTACAGCAAATAGTACTACTAATGCTGGTTCAGATAGTTCAATTTTAGCTGCATATAAGTTTGTTGATATTTTCCCAACAAGCGTATCGCCAATTGATTTATCTTATGATAGTGGAGATACTATTGAAGAATTCACTGTAGAATTCCAGGTTCAATCCTATGATATTATAAGTTCATCCACCGCTTCTAAAGTCTGATAAATAGACAAAAGGCAAAGAACACAATAAATTATGGCAAGATTATTTGGTTTCTCTATTGACGATACCGAACCACTATCCCCAAGTACAGTCAGTCCTGTTCCTCAAAACAATGAGGATGGGACTGACCACTACCTGAGTAGTGGTTTTTTTGGTTCTTATGTAGATATTGAAGGTGTATATAGAACAGAGTTTGATTTAATCAAAAGATATAGAGAGATGGCGCTTCACCCAGA